GCAATCATTTTAGTATTAGGTCTAGGCAGTTATTTCTTGTGGAATGAAAACCAGACACTAAAAGCAAATAACATTAAGTTAGAAAGTGCAGTACAAATGCAAGAAGAAGCAATTAGCACTTTACAAAACGATTTTGCATTACAAACAAAATCATTAACAGATTTACAACAAAAAAGTCAAGAAGCACAGAAAGAAATGAATCGCTATCTTGATATATTTAAAAGGCATAACTTAACTAAGTTAGCCGCAGCAAAGCCTGGACTCATAGAGACTAGAGCAAACAAAGCAACAAAAGAGGTATTTGATGGAATCGAACAAGACAGTCGGGATATTGACGCTGCTGATGATGGTATCGTCGTGCAGCCTACTACCAACCAAGACATTAGAGGTTAGTGCTAAACCAATAGAAAGGCAGATAGCACAGCCAGTATTACCAAGAGAAATAGACTTGAAAGAGCCTCATTGGTATGTAGTCAGTGATAAAAACTTAGACGAGTTTTTAGAAAGAGTAAAAAAAGAACAGGGGCAAGTAGTTTTCTTTGCCATGAGTGTGCCAGACTATGAATTAATGGCATATAACACGCAAGAGTTAAAACGATATATTCGTGAACTCAAAGAGGTAGTAATTTACTATCGCAAGGTAACAACAGAGAATGTATCACAAGGAAATACAGATAAGAAATAAGGGCGTATTAGCTAAAATAGATGTTATGGCAGAGGCAATGTTTAGATTACCTCACACATTTAAGAAAAACCCAATTCCAAAAGCAGATTTAAGAGGTCTGTTAAATGCTATGAATGATGAAAATCATAGTGGAGTGGGAGAAACTAATGGAGTAGACTACGCTGGAAGATATATGACTACCGAGTGGTTTAACACCAGCAACTTAGTACTAGATTCATTTAAAGTGGAAGTAGGTAAACTATTTCAATGGAAGTCTTGCCACATATTACCAGCAGAGTGGGGAAACTTAGGTTGGCATAATTCAGTTGGAGACCCTAGACTATCTATAAGATTTATTTGGAATAGTGGTAATGGTTCGTTTCTTTGGAACAAAGGACATCATATTCAACAAATTAAACACAAACAATATCCATCAGGACAAAAGTCTTGGACTTGTATAGCAGGACTTATGGACGAAAGTACAATGGTTGCTGTTAAAAATACAGGAGACAAACCTTGTTTAATGTTTGACATGAGTATTCAACAGAAGTATGGGAAAGAGTTTCAACAAGCATTAGATATAATCCAATCACATAATGACTAATCTATTTAGATTGCTATTTTGGAAAAGTGCTATGCAAAAACACTCAGATTGGTTTGATAATAATGAACCAGCACAAGCAAGATTTGAAGAAAACGAAGATTGGTTAGAAGAATTAGAAGATAGATTAGTTATTTTAGAGGAAAAAATTGAAAAACTTACAGCTGCAATTGAGCGTACGAAACTCTGACATAGTTGGTCACATACCTGATTTTTTGTCTGAAGAAGAAGTAAATCAAGTTAAAAAACTAAACTATAATAGAGAATGGAAAATGGCAGGTACTAAGTGGTCTAAAGGAGACCTGTCTGTTAGATATAGTAAGAAACTCAGTCAAATACTTTTTCCATTTTATGATAGACTATATGATGCAGTATCATTATACAATAAAAAGTCATATAATTTACATTTATACCCAAATCGTAATCAACACGAAATTAATTGGGTAAGATACGATAAAAAAGGTATGTTCTTTACCGCACATCGTGACCATAGACCTTGTCTGTCTAATTTCCTAAACAAAGAATCAGTTAGAAAAATAAGTTGTAGTATACAATTAACTCATCCTTCAGAATATGAGGGAGGAGATTTAAAGGTAGCAGAAACTTTTACTCATCCAGACGTTTATATGGATAGTAGTAATCCTCCTAAGTGGATTAAACACAGGGAAAAGTTTAGACACAACTTTAATACAATTAAAAAGTGTGGAAGTATTACTATGTTTACATCAATACACGAACACGAATCTACACCACTAGTCTCTGGAGCAAGAGATGTGGTGGTAGTATTTATACGAGGAGAATCAAGTGGTTATTGAACAACCTGAAAGTTTAAATAAGTTAATAAAACATTTACAAGCATACTACAATCCTGTAAGAGATACTGACTTTATGAAGGCAGAGGCTTGGGTATTGTATAATAGAGCTAGATGGGTATATAATGATTCTTTTCCTGTATGGAGAGAAGAAAGAGATAGTATATTTGAGTGGATACACGCTAACAGTAAGTTTCCAGACTGTTCTTTTATTAACTCTTTTAAAATAATTAAATGTTCTTCTAAAACCTTTCATATACCGAAAACAGGAGTAAATGCTTCGTATATTCAGTTAAAAGGTAAAGGAAATATAATTGTAAAAGAAACAGAACAGCATTGGACATTACAAAAAGCAGCGGGTGTGGAGGACTTAGACACCTTTGCTTGGGATTCAAGAGAGTGGACAAGACTCAAGTTAGAATTAAATCATCAAAAATCATTTTCTAAGAAATGGTCGCATATTTATATACCAGAATCAATAGGAGGGTTAGTAGCTTATGTCGAATACGGCAATTAAAATATTTATTGGGACTAGCGATTCACAAGATAAGATAATAGAACAAGTATATCTATTCTCTTTATTTAAGAATACTGATGCAGAGTTAGACATAACTTTCATGCGACCAAAGAAGATGGGATGGACTCGAAATAATTGGGGGACACCTTTTACTAGTTTTCGATACGCAGTACCAGAGCTATGCAACTTTAAAGGTAGAGCAATCTATACAGATGTAGATATGATTAATTTTAGAGATATTAAAGACTTGTGGGAAACTGACCTCGAAGGTAAACCTATGGCAAGTGCATGGGACTTTCTATGTGATAATACAGTAACTAGAGATGATGGTTGGTGGGCAGATAGTGTACTTCTGTTTGATTGTGAAAAGATGAAAGATTTTGTAGACCCAATAGATGAAATGAAAAATTGGGAAGGTAATTATAAAAAACACTGGATGCAAATACACGCTAACTCTCCTGATGTAGAGTGGGCAAAGAAAAACTTATACCATACTTTAGATTCAAGATGGAACTCTTACGATGGACAAGTCACAGACTATAAAGAACTAGCACAAGGACATTTCAATAAAGATTATTTTTGGATAAAAGATAATGAGAATATAGCAAAAAGACCACAAAGACCAATAGAAGATATATGGCAATTACATATGACTGGATTAAGTACACAACCTTGGCATCCTCGCTACACAAGTTGGGGGTATTCCACACATCCCAGACAAGACCTAATGGAGATTTATTGGGATTATGTTAAGAAAGTAAAAATGATGGAGAAACCGAATTATGACCTTCGATGAGATTATTAGCCCACTAACGAGAGAACAGTTTTTAAAAGAATACAAAGGTAAGAAACATTTTACTATTCGCTCGGAAAGACCTATATTTGATTATCTATTTGATTGGAAACAGTTTGATGAGTATTGTAATAGTTGGGGAATTGGTGGACATGATAGGATGCCACAACTACAAGTAGTAGAAGACAAAGGCAAATGGTGTAAGAAAAAAGACGCACCTAAGTATATATACAGTAAAACAGAAGACCCAAAATATCAAGCAAGAAGTGGATATCTAGCTTGGAAAAATGGGCACTCCTTCATTCTAGCTCTCAGCGAGTTTTTAAACAAAGAAATGTGGAATCAGTGTGAGGAGTTTGAAAAAGTTTATGGTAGAGGACAGGCAAACTTGTACTGTTCAGGGAAAAAAGATGCAGACGTATTTACAATTCATGCAGATTCAACCGATAACTTTCTACTTCATGTAGAAGGACAAGTTAAGTGGAATATGTATAATGAGTGGAGTCCTCATAAAGGGGAGTTTACTCTAAGAGAGAGTTTTGTGTTAAGTCCAGGCGACTTACTTTATATACCAAAAGGTATGTATCATAACACAGAAACTCTAAGTCCAAGGATATCCATATCCTTTCACTTTCATGAACCTAATGGGTTCCATAAGAAAAGGGAGGAGTGGCTAGACTGGAGACCGTAGGAGATACTATGGCAGAAGGAAGTGATAATTCACGAAACGAAGTTGAGATAGATTTAGATAAGTATATGGCTCTCATTGAGAAGCTAGATAAGTCTGAAGATACTATCAAAGAAATGAAGATGGAAGCCCAAGCTGCAAAGAAAAGGCTTGCACCACCTAAACGGAAGTTCATGGATTTGTTTCTAGATGATAATGATGTAAATGAAAAAGCCATTATTGGTTTTATCTCTTTCGGCTTCATGATAATTTTTGCTACTTGTGATTTAATTACTGCATTTATGGGACAAGATTTGTTGTTTTCTGACACAATCTATACCTCATTAGTTGTAGTGACACTTGGAGCATTTGGTATAAGCGAAGCAGGCAGAGCATTTGGAAAATAGTGATGTATCTGCTCAGAGGCGAAACTATGTGGAAACACTTCTGCAAAGTTAGGAAGCAAATTGTTTTCGTTGTCTTTGGGCAGAAATGTCCATACTGCCATAAGTCAGAAAAATAGTTCTTGACATCATCTATAATTTTTAGTATAATATACATATGAAAAATAACGAACAACAAGAACACAAAACTTGTCAGATGTGGAACTCTGCAACACAGTCATTTGAAACATGGCATATTGGAGCGTGTGAAGTCTGCGGTAAATCTGTAGACGCATTGACTGGCGAGTGTAAAGAATACAAGTGCTGGATATAATATGAACTTATTTTATCTAGATGAAGATATGGACAAGTGTGCTGAATACCATGTGGATAAACACATAGTGAAGATGCCACTCGAAGCAGCACAGCTTTTGTGCACAGCTATCTGGGTAGACCATGTACTTGGCTTTGTTCCTCGTGCCTTGAACAAAGAAGAAAGTAAAATCCTCAATGAGGAGAAGGCAAAAATTAAAGACTTACCAATGGAAGAAAGACCATTGACCCCATACTTACCAATGATGTACAACCATCCTTGTACGATATGGACTAGGTCATCTCTTGACAACTTTGAATGGACTCATTGTTATGCAAATGCATTGAATGACGAGTATCATTATCGTTATGGTAAGCAACATAAGTCGATAGCAGAAGTAGTAAACAAACTGCCTGAGCCAAAGAATATGGAGCGTCTAGGACAGACTCCATTTGGTATGGCTATGCCAGACGACCTCAAAGATGAGAGTGACGTGGTAGGCAGTTATCGACTTTATTATCACACAGACAAGGCAACATTTGCCAAGTGGTCACACCGAGACAAGCCCCATTGGTGGGATGAAGGTCTAGCATGGTATGACGAAAGGATTACAGCAAAATGACAGAACTAGTTAAGTACGAAGTCAATGGTATGTCTATGGTATTCCCAAAAGACATAACAGAAGAAGAACTACATAAAGCAATACAAAAAAGATTAAATAATCTTTACTTTAGTAAAAGACCTATAGTAGTTAGAAAAAGTAATGGGGATGAGTATAAATTATTAAATGGAGTACGGATGCATGGACAAAGACATTAATGAACTCTTTGGAATAAACAAAGAGCCTGTGACAACATTATCTCATAGAGAGATGATTAGACAAAATCTAAATAAACAAAGAGAGTCTTTAGTAGCAGAAATAAGTTTATTACAAGGTCAGTTAGATGATAAGAAAGAATATCTTGCCAAAATTGATGGCGGGATAGATGTATTAGATGAACTATCTAAATGATTACAATAATAGACAATTTTTTACCTAATCCTGATGAAGTGCGTGCTAATGCACTTGATAGATTATTCTTTTGGGGAAATATTAAAAAAGTAAGTTATCCAGGGATGCGTACTAAATATTCCACACAAGACCAAGAGCTTAGAATTAGAGTAATAAATCTAGTTGAAAAAGCAATAAACAAAAAAGTATGGGTTTCTAGTACTACATCAGGAAGTCATGCTTTTACTATGGGGTTTGAAGCCTCAGAAAAACTCAACTGGGTACACCATGATGTTGCTAACAGAGTACAAAAACAACAAGAAGCAATTGGAGGAAAAGCATGGGCAGGTGTATTATACTTAACTCCCAATCCTCCTAAACACTCTGGAACAGCATTATTTGAAGTTGATAACGAAATACACTCACAAGGAGTAAAAATGGTATCATCTTCAAAAAATGAAATGCTAGATAACATATATGAGAGTGCGCATACAATAGTAGATAATAGATATAATAGATTAGTATTGTATCCAGCAAACTATTGGCACGCTCCAATGAAAAGTGGTTTTGGTACTAAAAAGAACAACGCAAGACTAATTATGAACTTATTTATGGTAGTATCAGATGAGTGATTATACAGATAACAGATTTAACGAAAAGGAAGCAATAAAGTTGCTTTCTGACTATATTGATTCCACATATGGAAAGCACTATAGTATGAATAAAATACAATCAACTGAGTTTATATTTGATGCAGGACATGGAGATGGCTTCTGTCTAGGAAATATAATTAAGTATGCTCAGAGATTTGGAAAGAAAGATGGACGAAATCTTGATGATTTACTCAAGATTTTACATTATGCAATAATTTTACTAGGGGTAGAAAATGAGAACAAAGAAACACGAAAATCTTACACAAGCAAATATAACCAAGGTAATTGAGTTATTAAACCCTACTGATGGTAGTAAGCCAATCACCAAGAAAGAAGCATGTGGTATACTAAACATAGCTTACAACACAACAAGATTAGGCAACATTATTACAGACCATCTAGAAACGATGGAGTTCCGTGCAAAAAGAAAAGCACAGAACAGAGGCAAGGCTGCAACAGCAGCAGAAATAAAAGATACAATAAAAAGATATCTTGATGGAGACAATGTAAGTGATATTGCGAAAGCATTATACAGGTCTCCAGCATTTGTCAAAGGTATTATCGATAGAATCGGAGTACCACAAAAATTGGCAATGACCGACTATGAAAGTAGAAGAGAAGCTATGCTGCCAGAACAATGCGTAGCAGAGGAGTTCGAAGTTGGTGAAAAGATTTGGGCAATAAAACAGAACTATCCAGCGTTAGTGCAAAGAGAACTTCAGCCCGAAAAAGCAGAGGAGCGAGGCTACAAGCTATATCTAGTATATACAATTGAAGCACAACAAGAGGACTTAGAAAAAACGTACTTCCCACACTTAAGTTTTGCAGGTAAGAACCATGCATTAGCAGCTTATGATATGGGCAGTCTAAGACATTTACAAGAGTATATGTAAAAGGAAAAACAAATGGATGCAATTCAATGGCTTATTGCATTTTATCTCGCAGCTTGGGCATTGATGTTTTTAAGAACATTCCCAGCAAGTATGAGAACAATAAAAGAAGTAGCACCTAACTCAATAGTATATAAGTACCGAGTTATTGGTGGAATTGCGTATGCGGTAATGTTATTTATAGCGTGTATACCATTATTTAAAATATTGATTGATGATAATGCTAAAGAAAGATTTATTATATCTTTTACAGCAGGGATTTTAGGAGATAAAAATGCATAGAGGAAACCCATATTATGAAGCATTGATAGCTAAATATCAAGCTGAAATATTAGAAGCAAAGGCAGTACTAAAAACATATTTTACCAACTCAGTTGGTATAGGAGAACATTCAGACTTAATTGATGAGTTTGATAAACAATTAGGCAAACTTGCCGAAGCACAAGATAAATTAAGCTCTCTTAAGGATTTAATCAAAAATGCATGATATACAACAATGTACTCAAAAATTAATAGCATTATTAGATGCTGTCGAAAGAATAGATAGATTTAATAAAGAAACATTGCCTTATAAACTAGATAATGCAAAAGAATTAGCTAGAGAATTAAAACAAGAATATAAGGTGAATAAAATTGATATTAACAACAACAAGTAATAAGACCATTGGTGTCACAAGAAATCCATATGAGAGAGTAGTATCTCTATATATGCTAAGTTTAGATTACATTGGTTTAGATAAATGGATTGATAAGCATAAACCAATAATGCAAACAGAACAATTTGCAAGCTGCGATTACTTAATAAGATTTGAAAACTGGGAACAGGAACTATTAGATTTAGAAGTAGAAGTGATAGATAAATCAGAAGTAGAGAAGTCAATAGAAATGTACGATTGGAAAGGATGGTATACATTAAATACTCGTAGTCATGTTGCTGAGCTGTATCACAATGATATTATTACCTACGGGTATAGCTATTAAAAAATAGTTCTTGACTCATGCCCAAACTTCTTGTATAATATATTTATATTAAGGAAATAAGCAATGAGTGACAGGTTTTACCAACAAATGCTAGATACCACAGGTTGGTGTCCAGGGTATCGTAATACTTATACTCTTGCCGAATACACTAAAAACTACACATTAAAAAGGAAAAGAACTATGGCGTGGACAGACGAAGCTAAAGCTCAGGCAGTAGAGATGTATACTGTAGAAGAACCAACTCCAGAAAACAGTATGGAAGTTGTTAAGATGATTGCTGAAGAATTAGGCGAGAGCCCAAATGGTGTCAGAATGATTCTTACTAAAGCAGGAGTATATGTAAAGAAAACTCCAGCTGTTAAGTCAAGCAGTGGTGGAACTGGTGGTGGCAGAGTAAATGTTGCCGCAGCTCAAGACGAACTGACTAAAGCGATTAGTGACATGGGCGAAGAAGCCGATGCAGCTATCATAAGCAAGCTCACAGGGAAAGCTGCTATGTATTTCGCTACTCTAATTAATAAACTAAACGATTAATTACCCCTGAAAACATGGGGAGGGCAACCTCCCTGTGTATTTTTGTACCTTTAATAAAGACCTTGTAACACATAACCATTGATGGGACGCTAATAGATATTAACCACCCACAAGGAACAGATGAAGAAAGATGACTTTATTAAAAGAGTTACCACTGCAGGTGATGCAATAGTAACATATCGAAGTCAAAATAGTCGCAGATTGAAATATAATGTTTGCACTATGGATTTTGATAATAAGTATATACAATCAAAAAAGAATCGAGCAAAACCTAATCAAAAACAAGTTCTATTGTTTTGCTGGGATACCGACTCTTACAGACTGTTAGCTCCAGATAATGTGACTTCTATCGTGCCTTTAGCAAAGATACTGAGAAATGATAGAACTACATGAAGCCCCAGCAGTGTATGAAAAATGTATACACTATAACGAAGAAAAAAGTGAGAAAGTATATGTAATGGTAAATACTTTTCGTGAAACGGAATATTTACACATACGAAAATACTATCAAGACTTTGATGAAACATGGAAGCCTACAAGGGATGGCATTGCGCTACCTATAGATTTCGATAATACTAGAGAGCTTTTTGATTCATTAGTGGAGATTCTTTCTATATCCGAAGTCAAAGGAGTTTTAGAAACTCATTTTAAAGAAACAATAGATAAAATCTATCAACCTTAAAAATAGTTCTTGACAAAACCTCAAATATTCTGTATAATATACATATGAATAAAACAGAATACCTAGAGTTGTGTAATCAAAAGTACGCTGAGGGCGACCCAATATTGCCTGATGATGTGTATGATAGACTTGTAGAGAATACTGAACTTGAAAATAAAGTTGGGTATGATTCTAGTGAAGAAAGATTCCAACATCCCTACCCAATGTATTCATTACAGAAAGTCTTTGTCGGAGAAGATAAAGAACCAGATTGGGATTCCAAAGAAGCACACATAATGACTGCCAAGTTAGACGGTGCAGCCGTGTCTATAACTTATATAGAAGGTGTACTGACACAGGCGTTGACTCGTGGAGATGGAAAAGCAGGGCTAGATATTACAGATAAAATTAAGACTTTAGTGCCAAATAAAATATGGAGCAAAGGACTGAAACAGATTACTGGAGAAGTTGTTGCACCAAAAGAAATACCAAATGCTAGAAATTATGCAAGTGGTGCTTTGAATCTAAAGGACTTAAAAGAGTTTGAATCTCGTGATATAACTTTTATAGCTTATGGAATCCAACCAGCAATATGTGATAGTTGGACTGAAGATATGGCTATGATAAAAGACATGGGATTCTTAACTGTCACACATAGTGATTATAGCCAGTATCCTCAGGATGGTAAAGTTGTAAGGGTCGACTCTAATATATATTTTAAAACATTAGGCCACACTTCACACCACCCAAGAGGAGCCTTCGCTCTAAAAACTAGACAGGCAGGAGTAGTTACTCGATTACTTGATGTTGAATGGAATGTCGGTAAGTCTGGTGCTGTCTCACCTGTTGCAATCTTAGAGCCGTGTGTGATTGGCGAAGCTACTATTAGTAGAGCAACTCTACATAATATTGGTTACATAGAAGCGTTAAACCTAGAAATAGGTTGTGATGTAGAAGTTATTAGAAGTGGGGAAATAATACCTCGCGTTGTAAAAAGAGTATGAAGTATGCAAAAGAAGAGCTGGAAAACAGCAACAGGATATTTAAAAGTGCTACACCAAAACTTACCCTTGATTGGTATGTTAAATGGACTGCTAGTGTTATCCTTCTTGCAGCTATGGTTATTAGGTCAACAGGAATATCGAACACTGCTGATACAGTATTATCTTTCTTTGGGTGTTTAGGTTGGTTATTTGTTGCTTTTATCTGGAAAGATAGAGCCTTAATTATTCTAAATGCTATTGCTTGTTTTATATTATTAACAGGACTTTTAACTAAATTATTTACTGTCTAATGGCAGGAGGTATATACAACGAAACGTATTTTCGCAACTACCCTGAAGAAAAAGACAGGGAGGGAATACTATATGGCATAGTACTGGTTAATATGAAAACATGGGAACGAGAAACTATAAAAGTCGGCATCGCAAAAGGAAGAACCTTCAAAGACGCAGTTCGAAGAGGGCGTGGATTCACCAACTACGATATTCGGATTCAGCGTTTGTGGAGCGGGACGATATACGATTGTTGGAGATTCGAGCAAAAGCTACACAACCAGTTTCAGAAAGATAGACATAAAACACAACACAAGTTTGGTGGACACACGGAATGTTTCAGCATGGAGTCTAAAATATTAGAGGCATTTCCAAAAAAGAATGAAGAATATGATAGCAATAATTGAAAACTTTTATACTAAGGAAGAATGTGATTCACTCAGAAATCACCCCGATAATGAATGGATAACCGCAAGTGCCAGGGGCATAGATGGAAAAGTCACAACTGGTGGGTACAGAAATGCAGACATAACTTATCGTTTACCTATTAAAAGAAAGGAAGTCGTAGAAGCATTTAAAACTTTCAATAAACAACATTATAACTTACACTTAAATGGACATATTGAAGCAGCTATCAATAGATATGGAGTTGGACAATATTTTAAATTACACTATGATATGATATTGGACGATACTTTATATGACAAGAAAAGAGAATGTAGAAAAATCTCTGCAGCTATTCAGCTGTCAGACCCCAGCGAGTACGAAGGGGGTAGACTAATTGTAAAAGGATATTCAGCACCTGTTGAACAAGGAACAATGATTTTATTCCACTCGCTATCATCACACGAAGTCACCACAATTACAAAAGGAATGAGATACAGTCAAAATATATTTGCCTACGGAAAGTTTGAATTATGAAGTTTATAGGAATTAGTGAAGGCTTCCATGATGCAGCGATAGCTGTGGTAGATGAGTATAATCAATTACAATTTGCAACCCAAGCCGAAAGATATACAAGAGTTAAAAATGATAGATGGTTGCCCGATAACTTGGTACAAAAAGAGAAAGGAGACCAAGTTATTTATTATGAAAACACAGAGTTTAAAAGAGCAAGACGAGAGCATTATGGTCAGTCTCGAATCGAGCTAAAAAGAGATTACGATATAAAAACAATCTTTCATCACGAGAGTCACATGGCGGCAGGATATTATACTGCTCCATTTACTGATGATGTTGTATGTGTAGTTATAGACGCAGTAGGCGAGTATGACACAGCAACTATATGGAAAGATGGAAAAAAGATATGGAGTAAGCAATACCCTTGGTCTTTGGGAATGTTTTATAGTGCTATTACGAAAAGAATAGGACTCAAACCAAACGAAGATGAGTATATAACAATGGGTATGGCGGCATATGGTGATGCAGAAATAGATATGTCAGAAGAAGTACAGTCTGATTGTAGTCATGGATTTCCTTTAACAAAATGGTTTTGGAAACACCCATACGATATAGCCGCAAGTGCGCAGTATACAATAGAACAAGAAATACTAAAAATTATGCGTGAAGCAAGAAAGCATGGCTCTAAGCTAGTATATGGTGGTGGAGTTGCCTTAAACTGTGTAGCAAATAGTAAGATTCGTCCTATGTTTGATGATATGTGGATATTTCCTAATCCAGGCGATGCAGGAAGCGCGCTTGGTTGTATATTAGCACACACAAAGAAACGATTAGATTATCCTCACACTTTTTGGGGAGAAAACATTTTTAGAGACTTAAAGGTTAATAAAATAGTAAAGAAACTTGTATACAAAAGAGTATGTGGAGTAGCAAATGGACAAGCAGAGTTTGGTCCAAGAGCTTTGGGTAATAGGTCTTTACTAGCAGACGTTAGAACTGATGTAAAAGATACTGTAAATGATATAAAACGAAGACAAAAGTTTAGACCATTTGCACCAGCAATACTAGAGGAGTTCTATGACGAATACTTTGAAGGATATGCAAATGAATATATGCAGTTTGTATCTAAGGCAAAACACGACTACACTAGCGTAACTCATGTAGATGGAACAGCAAGAGTACAAGTAGTAAAGAATGATGGAAGTAATCTTAGAGAAATACTAGAATATTATTATGAAGTAACTAAAGTTCCTATGTTACTTAATACAAGTTTGAATATAAAAGGACAACCTATTGTGAACACTTGGGAAGATGCAAAACAATTTGAAACAAAATATGGAGTAGATGTACTATGATATATTGGAATGGATGTAGTTTTGTTAGAGGAATGGAAGTTGGAAAGAAGAAGCATAAGTTTGCTTGGTCTGTTTCAGAAGAGTTTAATCAAGAGTGTATAAATCATGGAAAGGTTGGAGGAAGTAATGATAGAATATGGAGGACAACTATAAATGATGTGCCTCAATTCTTTCAACCCAAACTTGTAGTAATTATGTGGTCTGGAATTAATAGAATGGAGTATTTAGAGTGGGCACCTCTAAATAATCATGAGTTTATATGGAGAGCAGCTAATTGGGCAAACTTTAACTGGAATCCTAAAACTGGATTTGTGGATAAAGAAAATAGTTATATAACTAAAAATCCTGTACCAGGTGTTATTAAGAAATCTTTACAGGATTATATGGTGCATGTAAGAAATATGCCATTTAATTTAATATATAACTTACATTATATGTATACAACTAATATTTACTTAAAGTCAATAGGAATTAATGTTTTGAATTATACTATGTCGAATACTCCCTATGTACATTTACCAGACTACTTAGAACATACATTTAGAGAGGGAGCAAACTTTGTATGGGAAACTCCCCAAATAGGTAAGAAGGAATGGTTTAAAAGGTTGCCTTTTCTAAAAGAAGAAGGTATGTATGATATGTGTAAAAAGGCGGGAGTACCCTTTGGAGAAAAAGACCATCCGTTAGAAGAAGGACATGCACTAATGCATGATAGAATAGTAAAGGATATAAAGAAATATGGATTTAATAAAGAGTTTAATTAAAAAGATTCAAGCAGTTTGGTTTCACTGGAAACATAGAAATGATTATGTAGAAGATACCCACATTTACGAGGACGATTAAAAAATTGATTCACGCTTATAAGTCAAGCATCCGAAAAAAAGTTCTTGACAGATGCTTAAACTTTTTGTATAATATATGTATATTTAGGAGAGAGAAGCTAAGTGAATGTGATTATAGCACCAACCAACTGCCCTTGTTGTGATAGTGAATTAGAATTGGTCAATGAGCAATTATTTTGCCGTAACCAATACTGTTCTGCACAATGGAGCAAGAAGTTGGAAAGCTTTGCTTCTACTCTTAAAATAAAAGGTCTTGGACCAGCGACTCTAGTTAAGTTGCAAGTCCAAGACTACCCAGAACTTTATGAACTTACTGTAGATGAAATACAGCAAAGATTAGGAAGTATTAAGTTAGCTGAGAAACTTTATGACGAATTGCAAAAGTCTAAAAGTAGTAAGTTGGTAGATATTCTGCCTGCTTTCTCAATACCACTTATTGGTCGGTCGGCTTCTCAAAAATTATGCGATAGAATATCTCACATCGAAGATATTAGCGAGAACAGTTGTACTGAGGCAGGTATCGGACCAAAAGCATCAGCTAGCTTATTACAGTGGTTAGACACTGAGTTTTATCCTAACAAATACATTGACAACCTTCCCTTCAATTGGAACAACAAGATTAAAGAAAAGAAAGAGGTCACAGGCGTCGTTTGTATATCAGGTAAGTTAAAAAGCTACCCAACAAAAGCACATGCTACCTTGGTATTAGAAAAGTCTGGGTATGTTGTAAAATCAAGTCTGACAAAAGACTGCACTCATCTTATAAATGAGAGTGGACTCGAATCAGCAAAAACAAAGACAGCTCGTGACCGAGGTGTTGTAATAATAACCAATTTAAAAAAATTAATAAAGGAAAATTAAAAATGGCATTACCAAAATGGACAGACGAAAGAACACAAGCTTTAGTGGATTTTGTCGGTGGAGAAACTCCTATATCTCAAGCAACTGTTGCTTCAGCAGCAGAAGAATTAGAGACTTCAGTAAGAAGTGTCTCTTCTAAGCTAAGAAAAATGGGACACGAAGTTGAATTAGCATCAGCTTCACAAAGCAAATCTTTTTCAGATGAGCAAGAAGCAACGTTACAAAACTTTGTAACAGATAACTCAGGTGGCTACACTTATGCAGAAATCGCTTCTAACTTTGAAGGTGGAGCATTTAGTGCAAAATCAATTCAAGGTAAAATCTTATCTATGCAGTTAACAGAACATGTTAAACCTGCACCTAAAGTTGAAACTGTAAAAACTTACAGCGAAGACGAAGAAAGCCAGTTCGTTTCATTAGTAAACGACGGAGCTTTTATTGAGGACATCGCAGAAGCTATGGGCAGAAGCGTAAACTCAATCAGAGGAAAAGCATTATCACTACTTAGAGCTGGTGAAATCAACGCTATTCCTAAGCAGAAAGAAACTAAAGGCTCAAGCAAAGCTGATCCTTTAGATGGTCTTAATATAGTAGATATGTCAGTAGAAGATATCGCATCTGAAATTGGCAAAACAGTAAGAGGTGTTAAAACTATGCTTACTAGAAGAGGTCTACAGTGCTCAGACTATAACGGAGCTGCTAAAAAAGAAATAGGCTAATACCTATTCATCTCAGGCGAGCTTCCCTTATGGGTTGCCTCGCCTTTTTTATAATTTAATCTTTGTTTTGGGAGAGACAATTGACTTTAGAAAGTGCATTACTTAAGCAAATCATTGCGAATGGAGACTTTGAGACTTGGAACAGTCTTAAAGAGCATTACTTACCTGAGGGTGAGTACCGTAAGCTATGGAAAATCTTAGACAAGCACGTTCATAAGTATCAAGCACTCCCAACATTTGAAGATTTAAAACTCGAAGTTCGTTCAAGAGAACTTCAAGAAAAAGTCTATGCAATAGAAACTGTAGAAACAGACGTTCCTTCTATTATATTATTAGACTATCTAAAAAACCAGTTTACGCAAAACGAAATATTATCCCGAATCGAAGACTATGTAGATAAACATATTGCTATTGGCGATGCTCGTGAAAACATTGACTTACTCCAAGAAATTGTAGTACAAGTCGAAGACCGAGTTGAAACCAGTGATGAAGCAGAAAGTATGGATTCTATAGAACTGTTCGATAATCCAGAGGATTTATCTAAGTTTTTGCCGCTCGGTCTCAATCAAGAATACGACCTGGACTACACATTCTCTCCCAAAGACTTGGTAGTTATTGGTGGTAATCGTGGTGGAGGTAAGTCATTTACTTGTTGTAATATTGCTACCGCTGCCCAAGCAAAAGGTAAATCTGTTTTGTATTTCACTATTGAAATGGACACAAGACAGATTCTACAAAGAATTGCCGCTATTTCCACAGGTGTGCCTACTAATCGTATAAAAACTAAGAATCTTGCTCCAATGGAGTGGGAGAAAGTTGCGACTTGGTGGGCAGACCGATTTGAAGGTGGAGATGAATGTCTTAATGAGTACAAGGAACATCATGATTTTGATAAGTTCCACTATCAACTTACTAGAAATAAGTTGGCAGAAAAGCCTCAAATAGATGTACATTATGACCCCTCCCTTACACTAGCTAAAATAATAAGTGTAGTGAGACAGAAACAAGCGCAATTACCTGACCTTGGAATAGTGATAGTAGATTACCTAAACCAGATTAGACGCCATAACGCACCAAACCGTTCAGGACAATACGATTGGACCGAGCAAATCGAGATCTCAAAAGGTCTCAAATCTCTCGCACAAGAGAGCAAAGTTCTAGTTCTCTCCGCTTTCCAGACTAATGAGAAAGGAGAGGCAAGATTCTCAAAAGGAATCTTGGATGCTGTTGACGCTGCTTACAGCATACAGCATTGGGGAGACGCAGAACCTTGTATTAAGTTAAAATGTGATAAGATGAGAAACGGAAAAGCGGAGCCATTCGTTTCAGAAATGAATTGGGACACACTAAAAATCGGCCCGCACACTGCTCTAGACCCAGATGAAAAAGCTGAGTTAAAAGAAACAATGATGACAGGAGAAGATACATATGATATTTAATTCTAGCTGGGCACCTAATAGGATGCTAGTATTTCAAACAAACATACTAGATAAAGGTATGAAAGAAGTACGAGACTATGAATACCCTCTTATATCTACTAGAGCATGGATTCAAGGACAGCAAGGAAGAATAGATATAAGATTATATCACTTTATCAGAGATGTATTAGATAAAGGATTTGTAAATCCTTTACAAGTATGGACAAATGGAAAATATATAACAGTACCTTATGGAATGAATAGGCTATGGCTGTGGAAGTTATTCCCTGAAATTAATTTAGAATGTTTAGTTATTGTTCCAGGTCTACAAGATACAAAACTTATAGAGAATAAGTTTGACAAGATTAAAGAGTTGACACCAAACAAAAAAGGTGGAAACAATAAAATTAACATGAAGTTTGATAGAAGATTACCCCCACTAAAATATGTAAAGTGTGGGAATCTATATGAACTTGGAGTTGATAATGAGAAATTGATTTTTAAAATACCACTTGAAAACCCAGAGTGGGATAAAGAATGGAAACAACTACAAAAAGAAAAAGGCTTTACGTTGTGGATTGGTAATGAAAGATTTTATTCTATAGGGAAGCCTGTCGAAGATTATGATGTAACTGATGTTAGAGGAATATATCAGTTGTTCTACAAGTGCTTTTTTGATAGAAATAAAACATGGGACAAAGTATGGTACAAAAGAAAACAGTAAAGAATGAATATTTATGGGTGCTTAACCCTATTTCAGAAAGAAGTAGAAAAATAAGAAAACAAGGACAAAAGGAAGACGCTAGGAGGGCGGGAGTATGGTCTTATACACAGAACACCAATTAGAAGAAGCATGGCATTGTCATTGTGCAGAGATTGCATATACTAACCAAGAAACGAAACTAAATATAAGTTTTCCAACTTTGGAAGATTTTAGACCTATGTACGAAGAAACAATAGAAGATATACACAATGGTAATATATAATGGCAGATGATAGAGTAAGTAGAGAAACAGCAGAGCTAGTGCCTTTGCCTCCGCATACATGGTATGTAAGAACAATAGGATGGTTGTTAGAACAAGATAAAGTCAAAGAAAATATAAAAAATGTTCCACCAAACGAACCGCTAAAAGAAGCACTAAGAAAAGAAGGAGTGCGTTCTCCTCTTCTCTGTATGCCTAACTGGTACCCTATTGCAGGAAGTCAAAGACTAAGAGTTCTTAGTGAATTACCTGAATTATGGGAACAAGAAGTTAGAGTATGTAGGTTTGATAAAGAATGGTGGCTAATTTATTACCTATGGGGAGACAAAGAGTTTAGGAATAAAGCTGTTGCTGTTTGGTTTCAAATGGCAGAGTTAGTATGGAAGTCTATGTATTATGAGGACGACCCAAAGTTTAGAGAGTATGAAAGGCTAGGTGACGAACTACCGTGGAAGCACAAGAAGAATATCCTAAAATAGTTCTTGACACACAACCGAAAATCGGTTATAATATATACAATAATGACGGCAGAAGAACTTTTACAACAGAAACACATTGAATACCACATCTCGGGAAAGGATGCGAAGATTCATTGTCTAAATCCTGAGCATGATGATAGTAACCCTTCAATGCGCGTCGATAGAATTACAGGGATATTTCACTGTTTTTCCTGTGGTTTCAAAGGAAACCTATTTACATATTATGGTGCACCAGCTTCTCCATTAGAAGTTAGAGCGCACAGAATCAAAGAAAGAATACAAAAAGTCAGGTCAGAAACCGTTGGTATATCACTCCCAAAAGATAGACTAGCATGGAAAGGTGGCGGTTTTCGTAATATAAGCGAAGATACCTTAGCCATATGGGATGCTTTTACTTGGAATGTTCCCAAGTTTGAGAACCGCATCATCTTCCCTATTCGTGACATCACAGGAAAAACAGTTGCACTTATCGGCAGAGCAATAAATGATATAGGAATAAATAAGTACTATATCTATCCCAATGGGGCAGAAATGCCCTTTTGCCCTGCAAAAGTAAAACCTTTTCAAAACAGAGTTATATTGGTGGAGGGTATCTTTGATGCTCTTAACCTTTGGGACAAAGGTCTCAAAAATACAGTGTGCACATTTGGTACACAACAAGTGAATTGGGTCAAACTAAGTCTACTAAAGCTACAAGGCGTTCAAGGTTTAGATATTATGTTTGACGGGGATGAGGCGGGTAGACAAGCTGCTGAACAAGCAAAAAGTTTAGCAGAACAATTAGAAATGAGTGCTAGAGTAGTAAAACTAAGAGATAATATAGACCCTGGCAATTTAACAAAAGCAGAAATAGAAAGATTAAAGGAAAAATTATATGGCTAACGTAGCAATAATAGAAAGAACAATGACAAGTACTAATTATGATAAGTACTTTGACTTCGAGCATGATAGGTATGCCCTGTGTTCAGATAGTTCAAAACAGAAAATATTAAAAAGAGATGTTGATATTGAAATCGATATCGACTCGTACGATTGGCTCATTCTAGTAGGTTCAGAGCCTTTCAAAAACTTTACAAGAAAGACATCAATAACAGAGTACAATGGAAAAATTGTTGATGATAAGTTTTTAGGTTTAATTAACCCTGCTATGATAAAGTTCAGACCAGAAGCAAAGAAGTCGTTCGAGGAAGCAATTGAGAGTATATCGGGGTACATAAGCGGAGATTTAAAACAAATGACGCTAGGCGAAGACAGATGCTTTGGTATACAAGACAGTGAAGAACTGCATAAGTATTTACAAGAAGCGTTAGACCACCCAAACAATTACATAGCACTTGACTCTGAGACATCAGCATTATATTGCCGTGATGGTTATATGCTTGGTTTCTCTATGTCATACAAAAAAGAACATGGTGTATATGTAGACACAGAATGTATAGACGATAAAGCAGAACAAATGATGCAAGAACTATTTGATAAGAAACGAGTTGTATTTCATAACAGTAAGTTTGATTTACAATGGTTTGAGTATCATTTCAACTTCAAGTTCCCAAACTTTGAAGATACAATGCTAATGCACTATATGTTTGACGAAAACCCAGGAACACATGGACTAAAACAACTAGCCATGAATCATACTCCATATGGAGACTATGAGGCAGAACTTGATAACTATATACAAGAGTACAAGAAGAAAACAGGAATATTAAAAGCAGACTTTAGTTATTCTATGATTCCATTTGAAACAATGAAATACTATGCTGCAATGGATGCCATAGTTACCTTCTTGTTATTTGAAAAGTTTGAAGCAGCAATATTGAAAAATGATAAATTATACTGGGTATATAAAAATCTTCTTATTGAAGGAGTAAGATTCCTTAAAGATGTAGAATCTAACGGTGTTCCTTTTGACCTTGCTCGACTAGAGTTTGGACAGAAAAGGATGCAGGAAGATATTGATGTAGCTGTAGCTGCTCTTGAATCCTTCCCTGAGGTTAGAGCATATCAAAAAGCCAAAGGAGGTATGTTTAATCCAAATAGTACAGTACAACTTCGTGAGTTACTATTTGATTACATAGGCTTAGCCCCAACGGGTAAGAAAACGGGTACTGGTGCTCATAGCACAGACGCAGAAGTTCTTGGGCAACTTGCCGAAGAACACGAAGTACCTAAACACATTTTAGAAATCAGACAAAAGGTTAAAATTAAGAATACATATCTTGATAAAATTATACCGAATCTCGATAGAGATGGCAGACTGCGCACTGGTTTCAACCTTCATGGTACTACATCAGGCCGACTATCTAGTAGTGGTAAACTAAATATGCAACAGCTTCCGCGAGACAATCCCACAGTTAAGGGTTGTATCAAGGCAAAGGCGGGTCATAAAATAGTTGCCATGGACTTAACTACTGCAGAAGTATATTGTGCAGCTGTGCTAGCAAATGATAAAGGTCTGATGAATGTGTTTAAGTCTGGAGGAAACTTCCATAGTACAATTGCTAAGCAAGTATTCAAACTTCCATGTGAAGTTGAAGAAGTCGCAGAACTCTACGGAGACAAACGACAACAAGCTAAAGCTGTTACATTTGGTATTATGTATGGAGCAGGCCCGAAAAAGATTAGTGAACAAGTTACTAAAGATAGTGGTAGTGAGTTTACTATGCAAGACGCTCAATTGGTTATCAAAGATTACTTTGAAGCGTTCCCCAAACTGCGAGAGTGGTTAAATAATATGCAGAAGTTTATTCAAGCTAATGGTTTTATTTATTCTCATTTCGGAAGAAAGAGAAGATTACCAAATGTCTTTTCACAAGACAAGGGAATCGCTGCTCACGAAGTTAGGTCAGGAGTAAATGCACTAGTACAGTCTGTATCATCCGACATCAATCTGCTTGGTGCAATCGATACTCAGAAGTATATTCGCAAGACTGGTATGAAAGCAAAGATCTTTGCTCTAGTGCATGACTCCATTTTAGCAGAAGTGCCCGAAGATGAGGTAGAACTATATAGTAAGAAACTGAAAGAGTTTATTCAAAAAGATAGAGGACTGTCAATACCTGACGCTCCAGTTGGTTGTGACTTTGATGTTGCAGACGATTACTCTCTTGGTAAGTTTGAAAAATTATATGGACTTCTCTAGAGAAGACGGACGTAGCTTTAATATTAAAGTTATGGGAGAAGAGCGACGTAAAGAAGCGTTAGCAGGTAAAATAGTTGGAGATTTTGTATTTATACATATTCCAAAGACTGGTGGTAGAAGTATAACACAAAACTGTTTTCATAATCAGTTTAATATGTATGCAGATTGGTACAAATATAGAGGGTATAACAAGTTTATAACTCAAGTAAGAAACCCTTATGATAGATGGGAAAGTATGTATTGGCACTTAAAAAGACACAAAGAGTTTGAATATGATTTTAATAATTGGACTATAAAAACAATAATAGTACAGTGTCAAGGTGTTGTAAATATGAATAAATACTTTGATCGAAAGGGTAAGGATCAATTAAAGTCCTTATATATGATAATGGGTAAGCCTATGTGGTATTGGATTGATAGAGAAGTTGAAGTTCATAAATTAGAAGAAGGAACTATATGGAAACGACTAGGTATAAAAGAAAGAAAAAGAAATGTAGCAGTTAATAGAAAAGAAGTAACCTGGTCTGATGAAGCACAGAGTTTATTTACTAGATACTACAAAAGAGATTTTAAGCAGTTCGGATATGATATTTGAAAACGATAAAATAATATTTATACATATACCAAAGTGTGGTGGTAGCTCTGTAACTACAGCTTATAGGCTATACCGCTTACCTAAAGATAAGAAAATGGCAATGAAAACATGGACTTCTGGTTTAAAATCAGTTTCAAAATGGAAGACAAATAAAGCCGAGTGGGTAGAAGTAAATAATATGCACGCTACTTATGATAGATATAAACCTTTCTATCCTGACTATCAATATATAACTCAAATTAGATACCCTATGGCAAGATGGGAAAGTGTTTATAAGCACTTGTGTAAGCTGGAGCTAGTAAATACGGAGTTCTCAGAGTGGACAGAAAGAGCTTCTCAATACTTACCAAAAGGTCAGTTTTGGAGACTGTTTGATAATATAGATATATACCTAGATAGAACTCATGCCCATAATAGTGAAATAGAGATTTTGTTTTTACCTCAATGGACTTGGATAAGAGAAGAAGTAAAAGTATTTAAACTAGAAGAAGGAACTATATGGAAGTGGTTGAATCTTCCTGAAAGAGTAGATAATGTATCTCCTACACAAGAGTGTATATGGTCAGAGAAAGCAGAAAACTTTGTAAAAGAGTGGTGGAGAAAAGATTTTGAATATTATGAAAAATAAAGATACTGTAGTATGCGTAAGTGGTGGCACTGAATCTACTGCTGCTTTATTGTATGCAGTAAATAAAGGTATGAAAGTTGTAGGTCTACACTTAGCAGATAAGGCAGACCCTAATAAAATATTTGAAGCATCTAAACAAGCTGCTGAAAAACAATGTGAGTTACTAGGAGTTCCTTTAGTTACAACTGTATGTGATATTCCTAAAGATAATCCAGGACTCTTTGCTGTATATCAGTATCAATCAGCTATATTACAACTCATAAAAGGAAACAAGATGAGAGTAAAAAATATAGTATGGGGTTCTAGTGCAGAAGATAGTTTTAGACAAAGAGTACAATTAAGATATCCTAATAGAATACTAGCAGTAGATGCCGAAGATGTTTTAGAAGTTACACAAGTATCTTTAAACTCAGTTATGAATCTACCTGTCAATATATTTCCTTTTGAGTGGATGACAAAAGCAGAAATAATATCATTACTTGTAAGAAGTAACAAAGAGTTATATGATTTAATATTTACTTGTAATAATCCTACAGATGATTTAAAAACGTGTGGTAGATGTAAAAAGTGTGCCGAAAGATGGTTTTCAGAACAAACAGCTAAACAAGCTAAACTAAGAGTACAGGAGAGTGTTAATTATGTCAATAGTTACGATAGTTAAACCTTATGAAGAATTAACAACTGATGAACTTTATAGAGTCATACAGTTGAGAATACAAGGATTTATAGTAAGAAATCAGGTCTGTTATCAAGACTTAGAAGCACATTATGATAAAAATCAATATTATATGATGTCATATGATACAGTTCTAGGTATAGAGCCACAACTAATGATAGGCGTAAATGCTTTGTGCACAAATAAAGTATTTACAGGAGATGATGGTACAGAGTATCGTTATCCCGCATTTCGTAGACAAGCATGGGAAGATGCTTACAAAGGGGGTGCATCAACTTATGACTTAACAACAGGGCGTGAGTTTTGCAAAAATAATTTAGGTAGTCCTAACATGATGCTAGAGATTACATATGAGAAGGGCAGACAAGTCTTTCTCGACTTTGGATGTAGAGAAATAGGAACTAATATTGACCCAGCGGGTAGAAAAAATTGGGTGTTTGTTTATGAATCTTAAAGAAAAAATACAGATTAGACTAGACAAAATAGAGATGCTTATGAA